CTCGATGCCGTTTGTCTTTGCGATTTCAGATAAGCAACCTTTTCTTGCGCTGCTTTCGCTTGGCCCATTTTAGCGTTGATTTCATTGATCATCGCATCAATTTCTTTGGTTACTTTCGGACGAGCTTTGCGAATACCAGAAGAAAAATTGTCACCAGCAGCTTCAGATGATTGCTTTGTCGATCGTTCGAAGTTTGATAACGTCTTCTCGAGTGCTTGATTCATTTTTTCTAGTTGTTTTGTGAAATTGCTAGCACCTTTTTCAATATCCATATTCTTCTCAGTACGATCCATAGAGTTACCGGACATTTGTTGGATTCGACTCATAGCACTTTCAATTTGTGGCAGCACTCGTTCCAAAGACTGCTCAACTCTGGCAGTATTAATATCGAGGAGTACCTCAAGCGTTTCTAATTCCATGCTTTCTCACCTACCTTTCTTCTAGAAGTTTTCTTCTCTCTCGTGTTGCGTTGATTGCGTGTGCTTGGGCTAGGAAAATTTCTTGATCCCGCTTCATCGCGTCTTGCTTTGATTCCTCTTCTGTTTTGGCTTCCTCAACTGCTTGCTCAATCTGTTTGAGAAATGGATATGCGTCTTCAAATTTTGGAAACTTCTTCGGATCGTTAAAAGCAAAAACAGCTAAGCGTTGCTGAGAATAGTCAAACATTGCTTTTTCCTTCAACTCATTCTCTTTAACTTTCTTGTTTGCTTTCACTTGTATCATAATTTCTTCAAGCGTCATTCCCCAGTACTCAGTAGCAGGGATTCCTGCTTCAACCGCTTGAGGATACATGTGCTCAAGCATTTCAGATAAATTAGAGAAGTTTTTTACAGAAGACTGTCTTCGCTGTTCGTCTGATCCAAAGATTCCCCATCTGTCGGTTCGTTCTCCGTTTCTTTCTTTCCGAAAAAACCTGCTTCATCCAAGAATTCATTCACTTCACCAAATAGATCCATAGTTGTTTTCCCAGAATCTAGGTATTGTTCGAATGCTTCAGTGATAACTTTATCCGTTACACCGCTTGTTTTATTTGCACCTTGCAACACGATCAGCAAACTATTTGATGGAGGTAATTTGATTTCTCCTTGTTTCTTAACGAATAAGCCCATGATGCCTTCATCTAATCGTTTTTCAATTGCTAAAACGGCTTTACCATCCAATCGGAGTTGTAAAGTTAGATCCCCTAGTTCGAATGGTGTTGTGTGTGGAAATTGTGCAATATTGTTTTTTGACATAGTTATTTTCCTCCTAAGATAAAAAGGCTAGTCTTTCGACTAACCTTCCTCTGGTTCTGTTAATGTTAAAACGTGTGTGTCTTTTTTATTCCCGGCATTTGTTGTACCTGTTGTTGTATAGGTTCCTGGCGGCACATCTGCAGTCCAGGTAATATTCCCAGTGTTCGATACTGCTAAACCTGCAGTAGTTGGTGCAATTGTATACTTAACAGTTTTATCAGTAGCATCACTAGGTGATACAGTTGCTGTCAATTGACGATTTGATGCAGTCCCCGCAACTGCGGTAGATGTCTTCGGTGACAAAGTAACCGACTCGGGGTTGATTACTTTGCCGGCGCAGGTGTCATAGTCGGCCCTTCACTAACAACCACACCTAAGTTAAATCCAATGGCTTGATTGACTTCTGCGCCATCAAATTTGTAATATGGTTCTCCAGTAAACTCTGATTTTAATCCATCTGGATATGTGATTGTCCAATCGACCGATTTTTTTGATTCAACCAAGGCGTGAATATCACGGAAGTTATCTCCTTGATATACGATCGCAAATTCTAAGTTGTCAGTATCTTCGATACCTTTGATATAAGCTTTCTTTTCTGATCCCAAGTGTGTAACGTCTACTTTCTCTGGGTCACTACCCAAAGCCGGGATAGATTTAACTGCTGCAACAGTTTTTGTCGTTGAACCATCTTTATATGTTAAGACAGTTCCTTTTGATAATAGTCCTGCAAAATCCATGTGTAATTCCTCCTATTTTTTGTATACATATTTTGTAACATTATCAACTACAGCTGTTACTTCAACGATGATCCGCTTTAGATCAGCCGTGTTAGCATCTTTAGCGGTACCAGAAAAACCAATACTACCGAATGTGCTTAAAACACTTTCAGCAATACTGGTCTGGCTTTTGTCTCCGTACAATTCAACTGTGATTGTCCAATCTGTTTGTAACTCATTACCCAACGAATCGATCTGATGTGGTTTATTGGCTGTCCGATAAATTGCTAATGGGAATGTATTCCAACTTGAAGGATAGTCCGTCGCAATCTTTTTGATGTCAGTGACAGCTTGTAATACTTCAACGGTGACTGTCTTCATCTTCACACGTTCCATCACTTCAACTCCCTTAACTTGCGTTGTACATGTTCTTTGTAGATTTCTGGCGCTTCACCGATCAAATCTACTAAAGAAGGATACAAGAACGGTCGTGCTGGCTGTCCTATGGTAATGTAGAAGTCTGTACCTTGAACAGTCACACGAGGAATACCGTATATAGCTTCTAAATCCACCGCAACATCTTTCGCTGGGATAAACCATGCTGTTTGCGAATAGACTGGTGTAAATCCTTCTGGCAAATCTTTAGGACTAGCTTCACCGACAGGACCTGTACCAACTTCGCGAAATAGTGCTTCTTGCTTGTCGGACCAGACACGTCCAACAATTTGGTTCTGTGCATTAATCACGACTTCGTTTTTCAAACTACCCAACAATTCACCACTAGAATATTTCATGCTAGATGACAATCGCAGTTCTGCGGCTTGCTTAATCAACTCGGTGATTTCAAAAGTCGCATCCCACATCGCATCATCCAAGATTTGCGGTATCGCTTTGACTTTTCGCCGTAAACTTTCAAGGCCTTTGATTTCAACTCCCACGATTATCATTCCTTTCTAGCATAATGTTCTTGTGTGTCGAAAATGTCTGGATAGATTTGATTGTGAAATCTGGCTCTTCATCTTTGCCAACATATACGCAAACGCCATCTAGTTCGTTATGTGCCTCGTTAATCACAAAACCTTGGTATTTACATGCTTTCATTGTTTCGAGCTTGCTGCCATAGATTTGGGCATTTATCGTACCACTTGCAGCCTGTACATTCATACGCAACTCAATTGGTTCAAATGGGTATGTGATTATTTCTTCTGCTTCTTCGTCATGAGTGACTTTTCGCTTTTTTAGGTAGACTGTTTGCAAGTCTCGTTCTCTAAGTCTCATCTGAACGACCTCACTTTTGCTACTCTATAGCGATTGAGTTTTGATCGAATCTTTGCAGGAATACCAATTTCGAACGATTGAGATACACCGCCCTCAGTACGGGCTGTTTCCCCTTCGTTGCCTTCAGTATTTCTGCGAAAGATATACAAATCTTTAACAGAAGATGGCATATTGCCCACAAGCACATCACGATTGCAATAATCCAAGGCATCATACATGGCATCTTTGATATCATCTTTCAATACCTCAATAGCCGTTGGATCCGTGATAGAAAACTTACGCCCTAGTTCGACAGCAAGCGTATCTAGGACGACTTGGTTTTGTTCTTTCATAAGCTATCACACCTTACAAAGTTACTTGATTGTCATTCATTAGCTGAATCAACGCATCCCGATCAGCTTCTTCAGGAATATCAATCTCTGCAGCCTCAAGCGCTTTGCGCAAAGTAGCTTCTTTGACTCCCTTGAATGGAACATTTTCAATTTCTTCGATTTTATCAAACAAATCATCATTCATATGTTCGTTTTCAATCGTTAGTTCTTTACCAGAAACATATCGTTTCCCCGCATAAAATACGGGGATATCTTTTACTTTGACTTTAAACATTGTTTTTCCTCCTATGCGATTGGTTGTGCTTGGAATACTTCATCAGCAGCTGCAAATGAAGGCAATGCAGTTGCAACAGCTTTCGTCCAAGTTCCGACAGGATCACGCGTTTCATCGTAAACAGATGCCAATACATTGCTGACAAGCGTAGTATCAACTGCTGGGTCACGAGTTAAACGCGTTTCTTCAGCGGTTGGCCCATATAATGTTTCACCCAACAAGTCGTCATTGAACATTGCAAATTTGTTTTCTGGGAAATATTTCTTAGTAGTATATTTCCCATTAGCTTCCTGTACTTTGTATTTTTCATCGTAAGTACGGATCACTGGATACCCATGAGTTTCCATGAACGCATCCAAGTCAGCTTGAGAAACTATACGACCAGAATCTTTACCGAAGATTGCAGCAATGATTTTAGGATGGGTAGCAAGCGCACGATAAATTTTGCGAGAAGTCAATGCACGAGTTGGCTTAGTATCCAATACATCAATCCAACGTTCAATATCAGCTAATGGATCAGAATTTTCATTCGTCCATACATTTGTGCCAGTCAAAGCTTCTTTATGTTCAGCAGGCACATGGTAATCAAGCGTGAAGTTCAAACCATTTTCTTTAACAGTCACTTGGCCAGCAGCTAATACTTCCATCCGCATAGCTTCAACACGAGCCCGGACACCAGCTACTAACTGATCGATGTCATTGTAGACTTGACCTACTACATATGCTTGTTCTGCAGGCGTGCGTGGATTCTCTAATGCAATGATGTCTGTTTCTTTCAATTGCATTTTGCGTTTGATCAAGCTCAGTTCCAACTCTTGCTTATTAGCAATACGGCTGCCAATTTCCGCCTCAGTATCGAAGTCGTGGATAGATGCCGCGATAGGGATACGGCTACCACCGCTTAATTGATCCAATTTCAAAGAAGGTTGTTTGCGTTCAGGGAAAAGAGTTTCACCTAGCAAAGGTTTATATTCGCGATCACGAACATAGCTTAAAACTTCATTCTGTGTAAATAATTCCATAATTGTTGGCATGTTTATTTCCTCCTGCTTTCTTTTATTCTCCGCTGCCAGCGGCTACTTTTGGTTTTTTGTTAGCATCTAAGAAAGTGATATTCTTCAATGAAGTGATTGCAGCATCCGTGGGTGCTTCTGGCAAACGATCAGCCAAAACATAACCACCTACAAGGAT